AATTCAAATATCAACATCGTGGTTCACTCTTACCTGTGAGAATGGTATGTCCAGAGAACATAAACATACCAACTCTTGGTACAGTGCTGTTCTTTATTTTGATGATTATGATGATACTTCTTCAGTAATTTCTTTCTCAGAACAACTGCAGCAAATACATGTAGAACCATCAATTAACAACTACATGAATAGTTGTGCATTTAAAGTACATCCTGCTAAAGGTATGCTTATTATGTTTCCTAGTGAAACTATGCATCAGGTTGCACATGGTTTAAACAGTAATGAAAGACGTTCTTTGGCATTTAATATGATGCCTAAAGGTGAAACTGGTTCTTCTGATTCTACATTTTCTTATTAATGAATATATCTCAACTGTGGCCAACGTACATGTACATGGAAACTCTTACGGATATTGATAATGAAAAAATATCTGAATGGATTTTAAATTATAAGGAGAACACAGAAACTAGAAAGTTAACTAATCAAGGTGGGTGGCAAGAAACAATTAGTGATTATCAAGATGAACCCATATTTGAAAATTTTATAGAAGGTATATTAAAAATTCTTAAAGTAACTAGATTAAAAACAGAAGGAAAGAAAGTATCAATTACTTCTTGGGCAAATGTTAATGAAAAAGGAAACTGGAATTTTCCACATAACCACATAGGAACAGATCTTTCTGGTGTGTATTATGTAAAGGTACCAAAGGATAGTGGACAGATTGTATTCTTTGATCCAAGAAAAATTGAATCTGCTATGGGAGTTCAACCAGTAGAAGGTAATCTTTTTATGTTTCCATCATACTTAGAACACATGGTAACTCCAAGTGAGTCTAATGAAACTAGGATTTCTATAGCATTTAATATCTGCACTAAATAGTAAAAACCAATTCCCTTATTATGAACGGTAGACTTGACAAGGTTAACATGACTGCTTATATCATGAAAATGAAAACAGGTCTAGATGATAAGTCATGGTATCCTGAGTGGGATGACAGGCAACGTGGTGCTGCCCAACGTATTTTAATGAATGTATTAGAACGATTAGACGAATACTGGCAATGAAGGAAAACGTCTCTTTAGTATTAATACTATGCTTGTCTCCATTAGCAGTAATCTTTGTTGTTATGAAGTTAGCTTTATGGTTAACCGAAACTGCATCGTTTAATTCCGAAACGCAAAAATTAAAACGTATGCAAAGAGGACCGTATGAAGTATGGGATGAATCTGAGGAGGAAGAGGATGAGTGGTGACCAAGGATTAAATGACACCGATATAATTTTTTATCATGACGAAATGACCGAAGCAAAGAAAATTGTGCTACAATTAAGGGGCATAAAACTAGCTTACCAAGAGAATAGCAAAATTAAAGATGTCACAGATTCAGTTACCGACTGGGAGGACTTTTGGAACAATGAAGACAGATACCACCCAAAATAGTTATTCAAAGGAAGAGGTTGATTCACTAATTGAAGCAGCAGTAGAAAGAGCTGTAGAAGAAGCAAGAAAAATTGATGAAGCATCAATGAGGAAACATAATAGAGACGCAACGGTTATCTCTATGATTCTCGGATTCACAACACTTGCATTATTCGTAGATGGATTGCTTCGCTTAATTGGTATTATACCACCTTTCTTACATATAGACATAGATCTTTTAGATCAAGTTGTAGGCAGAGTAGAATTAGATATTATAGAGAAGTTCAAATTAGTACCCAATCCATTCAGATAAATACTAATAGCTTGGGAAGTTGACATGTCCGCTGAATGGTATAAAGAACAACCTAGCAATAGGAATTTTTTAAACCCTATTGGTTATCTCCTGAAACTAGAAAAGTTTGCAGGGGTAGATTTCTTTTGTCAATCAGCAAATGTTCCTGACGTTTCAATGCCTGTTACAGAAGTGCCAACTCGTTTTAGAAGTTTGCCTATCATTCCTGGTGGTGGAGTAACGTTTGGGGATTTTACTGTACGTTTTATTGTAGATGAAGATCTAGTTAACTATAACTCTATCCATGAATGGATGAGAGATAATGGTAATGCTGATCAGATGCAAAGAAACACCACAGAATCTGACATCTATTGCAACGGACAATTACACATTGTCACTAGTGCATACAACCCAGCTTTTGTTGTAGATTTTAAAAACCTATTTCCCGTAGCATTAACTAACTTACAGTTTGACGCTACAGTTGGTGACGTAGAATATATTACTGCAGAGGTGACATTTAAACACCAGCAGTTCTTTATTAATGATAAAAATATGAAACCTCTATGAATTTTGATTCTCTTCGTAATAAATTTGACAATTTAAGAGAGCAATGGGCGGAAGATTCTGCAGTTGACTTTCAATTCAAGAACAAACAGTATAGCACAGATTTGGGACAACTAGCTTTAGACATCCCTTTTCAACACAATAAATACTTAAACCATTACACTGACATTTCACAGATCAAAGCCTCACTTGAATTTGAGATCCGTAAATTGGTTAGGGAAAAGCGTGAGTATTACTCTGGAGAAGCAGACGCTAAAGTTTACGCCGCCAAACCATTTGGATCAAGATTATCTTCCTCAGAAATGAAAACTTACCTTGAGAGTGATGATGATGTTATCAACCTTGAGGCAAAGATCAAGTATCTAGATCAGATGTTGTACTGGTTAGATCAAGTCATGCGACAAATTTCAAATAGAGGGTTTCAGGTCAAGAGTGCCATTGAATGGGAGAAATTTGTTAACGGACAATGATGACCACTCTCTCTATTAAAAAGAAGAACGAAGTTTATATTACGATCAATTCTCCAGAGGAGCATGTACATAGAGAATTATCAGACTACTTTACATTTGAAGTTCCTGAAGCTAAGTTCTTAAAAAAGAATCCCAGATACAAATACTGGGATGGAACTATTCGTTTGTACTCACCTGGTACAGGCGAACTTTATCATGGTTTGGTTAAGCATGTACAACAGTGGGCAGACGAAAAACAATATACTGTTGAATATGAAAAGAATGATTGGTATGGAGAAATTCATGATCCCAATGGATTTGTATCTCCTGCTGGTGTTAAACACTTTATGGATAAGGTATGCAATATACCGCCGCGGCCATACCAATACAAGGCAGTATACGAAGCTTTAAAAAATAATCGTAAGTTACTTCTTTCTCCTACGGGATCTGGGAAGTCTCTTATGATCTACTCCATAGTCAGATACTACTGCGCCACCGCAAAGAAGATACTTATAGTCGTCCCAACTACATCCCTTGTTGAGCAGATGGTCAATGATTTCATTTCTTACGGGTGGAATGCTGACGACTTTGTTCATAAGATTTATTCTGGTAAGGATAAGAATACGGATAAACCAATTATTATTTCGACCTGGCAATCAATCTACAAGTTCCCTAAGAGATACTTTGATGACATTGATTGTGTAATTGGTGATGAGGCACATTTATTTAAGTCAAAGTCCCTTACAGGAATCATGACAAAGCTACATAACGCAAAGTATCGCTTTGGGTTTACTGGAACCTTGGATGGTAGTAAGACACATAAGTGGGTATTAGAAGGATTGTTTGGTGACTATGAACAAGTAACTAAAACTGATGATCTAATTAAAGATGGTTACTTGTCTAAGTTTAGGATCAAAGTCCTTCTTTGTAAACATGCTCCTCAACATTTTGAATCGTATCATGATGAAATGGAGTATCTTGTGGAACATAAGGGTAGAAACAACCTGATTAAAAATCTGGTTAATGATATAAAAGGTAATACTCTCGTGCTCTTTAACTATGTAGAGAAGCACGGAGAGCCACTTTACGAATTGATAAATAATACTATAGACCCTGAACGAAAACTCTTTTTTGTTCACGGTGGTACTGATGTAGAAGACCGCGAAGAAGTTCGCCAAATTACAGAGACAGAATCAAATGCTATCATTGTTGCCAGCTACGGCACCTTCTCAACTGGAATTAACATTAAACGTCTTCACAACATTATCTTTGCGTCCCCAAGTAAATCACGCATTCGTAATCTCCAATCGATTGGAAGAGTGCTCAGAAAAGGTAAAGGCAAAGAAGTAGCGACCTTATATGATATTGCCGACGACATCGGTGGTCAGAATTATACACTCAAACATTTGAATGAGCGAGTAAACATTTATAATGGCGAGAATTTTAAGTATGAGGTTATAAGAGTAAACCTTAGAGCAAACTAATATGGATGAAGAATTTTATGCAACAGTTAAATTAGTCTCTGGAGAGGAAATAGTTTCTAAAGTCTGTTATCTAGAAGATGAAGACAAAGTGCTACTAGAAAACCCTCTCCAAGTTCAGTCTGCGAAACAAAGGAAAGGGCAATTAGAAATATCTGGTTTCTCTTTCAGTGAGTGGGTCAGCGCGACCTTTGACCAAATGTTTATTTTAAACAGACATCATATTATTACAATAACAGAAATTGATGGTCAAATCAAAGACTTCTATGAAAAGACATTACAGAGACTAGCTAATGGAAAGACTCTAACTGGTAGAGGAGGAAAACTACCCAGAGAATCTGGGTATCTAGGATCCGTACAGGATATGAAAAAGTCTTTAGAAGATATCTTTAAAAAAAGCTAATACCTTTTCCTGAACCTCTACAAGGTTAATTGTACTGAGGTTTGTAATGTTTGTCAAGCCCCCTTTACAAATCCAGTTCATCGTGCTACCATTAGTACATGATTATGGTATTAAACCATGGCACCTGCAGTAATGACCCGAAAAAAGACTGAATACTACGTCAACAATAAAGAGTTCCTTGCTGCGATCACTGACTATCGGCAGAAGGTTCTTGCCGCTAAAGAAGCAGGCAAACCTCGTCCACGAGTCACCAATTATATTGGTTCTTGCTTTCTTAAGATCGCAACACACTTATCATACAAACCAAACTTTGTCAACTATATGTTCCGTGAGGACATGATCTGTGACGGCATTGAAAACTGCCTCCAGTATATTGACAACTTTGACCCAGAAAAATCCAAGAACCCATTTGCTTATTTCACTCAGATCATTTACTATGCATTCTTGCGTAGGATCCAGAAGGAGAAAAAGCAACTAGAGATCAAAGGCAAGATCCTAGAAAGGTCAGGATATGAAGAAGTAATGCACACTGATAGCTACGATGGTAGTATGTCAGGTATGAATGCTTCACATTCTGAAATGGGTAGCATTAAGGAAAACATTGAAACTAAAATGAATCGCTAATGCCTGACCCCAACGCTTTATATGATGATATGGAGAAGCTCAATGCTCTCTACGAAGAACTCTGTTGGGATCATGATGATAAACTTGTGTTTACACATGACGGCAAGAGAGTTATAATTTATAATGAAACTCAAGAAGAAGGAATTAGATTCAATGCTAAACGAGCTTGAACGTAACTTAGCTATGGTGAGAATGATTCGTCTCTCATCAAATAAAGTACGTGGTAAATTGTCCTTCAAATCCACAGATTCAACTTGGAAAATTTCAACACCAACTGGAGAATTTTTACAATCATTAATACTTAATTACAATGAAAATTAAACCTACAGAAAGTAACGAACAACTCTTAGAAAGATTTACTAAGAGAACTACTCAATTAACTGAGAGAAAAGCACAACTTCAAGAAGCGTATGATGAATACAATAGGATCGAAAGAGACTTGACTAGACTTGAAGGTTCTGTACAAGCTATTGAATATGTTGCCTTTGGTAAAATGCCAGGTGATGGAAACCATGACAAGTTTAAGGATCATAAACCTTCATGAGATTAACTGAAGACGTAATTAAAAAGATACAACTAGCAATGGTTCACACCAAGAAGGATGGAACTGTTAATTGGAAAGACGGAGATGAGATAGATGTCTGTCTTGCTGGTACATTTGCTGGTGATAAATTTATTACTATCATAAACAGAACACGTAGCAATACAACCAAACAATGAAAATTGCATTGATTACCGATCAACATCTGGATGGACGGAAGGGTTCTTTGCCTTTCTGGAATTACTTTCAGAAATTTTATGATGATATATTTTTTCCAACTCTTGAAAAAGAAGGTATCACCACAATCATTGATTTGGGTGACACTTTTGATAACAGAAAGTCTATGGACTTTAATACTTTTAATCGTATTAAAGCAAACTATTTTGAAAGACTAAAAAAATATACTGTTCATATGATTCTCGGTAATCATTGCACGTATTATAAAAATACAAATCAGATCAATTCTCCAGAGCTATTGCTGGAGCAATATAAGAACATAACGATTTACACTGAACCACATGAGATTACTCTAGGTAGTAAAGAGTTTCTGATGATGCCATGGATTAATTCTGGGAATAGATCTGATAGCGTAGAAGTTATGCAAAACTCTACTGCTGACATTATGTGTGGTCATCTTGAGTGTGATGGATTTGAAGTCACACCAGGTATGCATTTTGAAGGGGGATTTAAAGTTTCTGATTTTAAAAACTTTAAGCGTGTATGGTCAGGACATTTTCATCATAAATCTAAAAGAGGTAATGTTCAATACCTAGGCAACCCCTATCAGATGTTCTGGAATGATTACAAGGATAAGCGTGGGTTTCATATCTATGATACTGAGAGTGATAGACTCAGATTTGTGGAGAACCCCTTTGAAATATTTGAGAAGCTTTACTACAACGACATCGAATCAGACTACAACAAATGCAGCGTGTCTAATTATAAAGACAAGTTCATCAAACTCATCGTTGAAGAGAAGCGAGACTACCAGATGTTTGAAACATTGGTTGATCGTCTTTACAACGTAGGTGCTCATGATGTAAAAATTGTTGAAACTCTGGTTGATGCAGACAACATTGAAGATGCAGATCTTGAGACTAAAGACACCATGACACTTCTAAATGAATATATTGATGAGGTGGATATTGCGGTAGATAAAACCAGCTTGAAGTCTGTCATGAGATCCCTATATATTGAGAGTTGTCAAGTAGCATAATGTTTGTACTTACAATAGCAGACCATCCTGAAGGTGTGTTTTCTGTTTATGACGAGCGAGAAAATAGAGTCATTCCTATTTTCACAGCTAATGATGACGCAGAAAGATACTTAATGATGATAGAAAACGAGGAAGATTATCCTCCCATGGAGGTTGTGGAAATGGAAGATCATGTTATAATAGGAGCATGTCAAGACCGTGGACAACGTTTTTCCATCATCACACCTGATGATTTTTTAGTACCCCCTGATGATCCCGAACCAGAAACAGAATGATTATTTTTGAGAAAATCCGTTGGAAGAATTTTCTGTCCACGGGTAATGTGTTTAGTGAAATTGATCTAGAAGCAGGTAGAACAAATTTAATCGTTGGTAACAACGGAGCAGGTAAGAGCACCATCTTGGATGCTCTTACTTTTTCTCTGTTCTCAAAACCATTTCGTAAGATCAGTAAAGGATCTTTGGTTAACAGCATCAATGAAAAGGATTGTGTTGTTGAGATTGAGTTTCGTATTGGCAAGCTAGAGTATAAAGTTATTCGTGGTATCAAACCTAATAAGTTTGAGATCTATTGTAATGGACAGTTGTGGAATCAAGAAAGTTCAGTAGCAGAACAGCAAAAGAACTTTGAAGCAAATGTTCTTAAGATGAACTACAAGTCATTCACACAGATTGTTGTACTGGGATCATCTACGTTTGTCCCATTCATGAAACTACCTGGTGGTCAGCGTCGTGATATTATTGAGGACATCTTGGACATTCAAGTATTCTCTACAATGAATGTTCTTCTCAAGGATAAGGTTCGTGAGAACAATGATGAACTTCGTGATATCGATTATCAATTAGATCTACTTAAAGATAAGATCGAGTTGCAAAAAAATAATATGCTGCAGCTTCAGCAAAGAACTCAAGAAGAAATTGATAAGAAAGAAGAAAGAATTTTTGCATATAAAAAAACTGAACTACAGAATGCTGAAGAAGTATCAGATCTTACACAACAAATCTGTAAACTTAATAAAGAAATGCAGGAGTATTCCAACTCCAGTGAAAAATTGAACAAGTTGAACACATACTTGATTAAGTTGACACATAAGTTGAACACATGTAAGAAGGAACATGAGTTTTTTGAGAGTAATCATGTGTGTCCAACATGTACACAAGAGTTATCCGAAGAGTTTCGTAATGAGAAGTTGGATGCAGGACAATCCAAGCTTGATGAAATGAATATTGGATATGATGATCTGCAAAAAGCAATTGTTGATGAGCAGGAAAGAAATGAAAAGTTTGTCACCTTGTCACAGGAAGTTAATAATATCAATACCACGATTTCACAAACTAACTTTCAGTTGATGACAATTCGTAAACAGATAGAATCAATTGAAAGTGAGATTAAAGATCTGCAGGGAAATAACGTTGATAAGAAAGCAGAATATGACAAACTACAAACTCTTGTTAGTAACAAGAAAAATTTGAGTAAGCAACATGCTACTCTTAAAGAAGACAAAGCTGTTTTGACAACAGCAGGTCAACTCCTTAAAGACAATGGTATCAAGACTAGGATCATCAAAACCTATCTTCCTACCATGAATAAGTTGATTAACGATTTCTTACAAAGGATGGAGTTTTATGTCAACTTTACCCTTGATGAGAACTTTGAGGAACAAATCAAATCTAGATACCGTGACGTGTTCTCCTATGATAGTTTCAGTGAAGGCGAAAAAGCTCGTATTGATATCGCTCTTCTGCTCACTTGGCGTAGTATTGCTAAGCTTAAGAATAGCGTGGATACTAACCTCCTTATTCTCGACGAGATCTTTGACGGATCTCTTGACCAATCAGGTACCTCTGATCTAGGATGGATCCTACGTAACTTTGACGATACTACAAAAGTATTTGTTATCAGTCACAAGCAAGGATTAGATGATAAATTTGACCGTACTATCTCTGTGGAGAAGGTCAAGAACTATTCTACCCTCAATGTGACAATCAATGAAGTGACCCATGGACTGGTCGGTTAACCAGTTTTCCCCTTATACTATTCGATATAATGATTGACATGTTTCAACCTTTTCAAGTTGATGATACTGAATCTAAAGTACATTGGCAAATCACACCACTATTTCCAAAACCAATTTCTATTTCATTTGTAAAAGAAGAAGCTTGTAAGACTCTAAAAGAACAAGCAGATAAAATAAATTGGTTTTATGATACTCCAGATTCTGGAGCAATAAACAATGGAGTTTCTGCTGACAAATATATTCTCGATAGTGATGAAGAATTAAAAGAATACCTTTTAAATTTTTGTGCTAGTGGATTGGGAATGTTGGGATACACTAATGAAATCCAGATGACAACATCATGGTTTACTGTCACCAATGAAAATGGAATGTCTAGACCACATAAGCATACCAACTCTTGGTATAGTGGAGTTCTATATTTTGATGATTATGATGACACTTCTTCATTAATTCATTTCTCACAAGAATTACAACAGATACATGTAGAACCAACAACTCATAACTACATGAATAGCAGTGCATTTAGAGTACATCCTATGACTGGTATGCTTCTCTTGTTTCCTAGTGAGACTATGCATCAAGTTTTACATGGTTTAAATACCTCGGACAGACGTTCTTTAGCATTCAACATTATGCCTAAGGGTCAAACAGGCAACGCAGACTCTACTTATTTCTACCAGTAGACAGTTGACAAAGTGGTACAGGGACTGGTTGCACAGTCCATTTCTTTGTTATGATGTATTCATCAGTCAAGGAACCACATGCAAACACAAGAAATCAAAGGTAATCTTGCTAGACTACTAGCTACAGAAAACCTTATCGTTGAGCACCGTAAAGTCAGTACAGCATCTTTTGATGTTGACCATCGTGTTTTGACTCTTCCCATGTGGGATCGTGCTTCTGGCATTGTATACGATATGCTCGTAGGTCATGAAGTAGGTCACGCACTATTCACTCCTAATGAAGACTGGAGAAATTCTGCAGATTGTCCTAAGGACTTTGTAAATGTTATTGAGGATGCTCGCATCGAGAAGTTGATGAAGCGTAAGTATCCTGGTCTTAAGAAGAGTTTTGCTGGTGGTTATAAAGAATTAAATGATAAAGATTTCTTTGCTATTGATGGTGAAGATATCAGCAAGTTCAGTTTGATTGACCGTATCAATCTTCACTTTAAGATTGGTGCTAGTGCATTGATTCCATTCTCTATTGAAGAGAAAGTATTTGTTGCTCGTACTGATCTTGCTGAAACATTTGAAGAGGTTCTTCAAATTGCTGAAGACGTTTATGTATTCTCTAATCAAGTTGAAGAAACAGTAGAAGAGATCCCTGCTCAACCTGAAGCTTCAGATGAAGGGGAAGGAAATGATGAGCAAGAATCTGAAGAGACAGAAGATTCTGTATCCGAACAGTCATCTGATTTACCTCAACCAATTAGCAATCAAGGAACTTCCCAGAGAAATCCTGTTGAGGAAGATGGGGATGAGATTGAAGAGGATGCAGGTACTCATGGTGGTGAAACTTCTGAGACTCAGCGTTCATTCAATGATGCTGCTGAAGAACTTTCTTCTTCACACGGTCGTTCTCCAACATATGTTGAAATTCCTGAGAAGGTTAATGTAGATGATGTTGTAGTTGACTGGACTACTATTCATGATTGGATAGATAATCAAGCAAATCCTCCTGAAGTATATGAAGAAGTTGATGCTAATTATCAATTGTTTCGTAAGTCATCTCAGAAGGAAGTAAACTATCTTGTAAAAGAATTTGAGTGTAAGAAATCTGCTGATGCTTATGCTCGTGCTGGTCAATCTAAGACTGGTGTTCTTGATACTACTAAGTTACATACTTATAAGTACAATGAAGACATCTTCAAGAAACTAACTGTTCTTCCTGATGGCAAGAATCACGGTCTATTGTTTCTTCTTGACTGGTCTGGTTCTATGCAGAATGAAATTCTTGATACTGTAAAGCAACTTCTCAACTTGACTGCTTTCTGTAAGAAAGTTCAAATTCCTTTTGAAGTTTATGCATTTACTAATGAGTGGATCGTTGCTGATCGTGCCATGAAAAATGAATCAGGTTATTATGATTATGATTATGATGGTATTGAGAAGAACACTGTTTTCTTAGGTGGTGGTAGATTCCACCTTATGAACTTTATTTCTTCTCGTTCTAACTCTCGTGACTATGAGCGTATGTGCAGAAACTTGTTCCGTGAAGCATCTTACTACAGAAGTTATCACAAATACCAACCAACTCTTGGATGCTCTCTATCTGGAACTCCATTGAACGAAGCTATTGTAATGCTTAATTACATCATTCCTGAGTTCAAGCATAATAATGATTTGCAGAAAGTGAATGTATGTATTCTTTCAGATGGTGATGCTTCATGTATTGGATATGGTCACGAGATCTACATGGAATCTAAGGATGATTACAAAATTGTTCCTCGTCGTCTTGACTGGTACCAAGTCCTACGTGATCGTAAAACTGGTATGACATATGAACAGTTCACATATGATAATGTGACTAACATTTTCATCAAACAATTGCGTGATCGTAATTCAGGTGTAAATGTTATTGGATTCCGTATCTTAGCAGGTAGTTCTCTTGGTAGTTTTATCAGCAAGTATGCAGATGAAAATTTCTATTACGATGCAAAGAACCAGTGGAAAAAAGAGAAGTCTGCAATTATTGCAAAACCAAAAGCATACAACGCACTGTATGCTATCTCTAACACTTCTTTGAATGTGGAAACTGAGTTGAATGTTGAGTCTGGTGCTCAAAAAGGTGAGATCTCTAGAGCATTTAAAAAGATGCTTAAGAACAAATCATCAAACAAAAAACTACTCAGTTCTTTCATCGGGTATGTCAGTTGAGAAACTGTCCACAAGGGGGTTGATTCACCCCCTTCATGCCCTATACTATATTCATACAACACAAAACACCAAATGCCTTTCGCTCCTGTTCCAGTTACAACTGAAGACCTCGTTACTTACCTTTCTAATAAAGTTGGTAATGAAGTAAATACTAAACAACTCTTTGAAGCATCTGAGCACTTCAATTGCTCTCTTGCTACTGTTAAGAAGAGACTCAAGACTTATAAGCAGGGAATCGGCAAGTGGAATCTTACTATTCAAGAAAAGCTTGAGAAGACTTATCAAGCACCTGCTGCCGAACCTTCTATTCATCAAAATCTTATTCCTTCTAAGGATGATAATTATGTTCCTTTCGGTAACTTTACTGATGTAAAGAAAATTATCAGTTCTAAGATTTTCTATCCTACCTTCATTACTGGATTGTCTGGTAATGGTAAAACATTCTCTGTTGAGCAAGCATGTGCTACTCTAAATAGGGAATTGATTAGGGTAAATATCACAATTGAAACCGACGAAGATGATCTTATTGGTGGGTTTCGTCTTGTTGATGGCAACACTGTTTGGCACAACGGACCTGTGGTTGAGGCTTTGGAAAGGGGAGCTGTACTACTTCTAGATGAAGTTGACCTTGCCTCTAACAAGATCCTCTGTCTGCAGTCTGTTCTTGAAGGTAAGGGTATCTTCCTTAAGAAGATTGGTAAGTATGTTGAACCTAAAGCAGGTTTTAACATTATTGCTACTGCAAACACTAAGGGTAAAGGATCTGATGATGGTAGGTTCATCGGTACTAACGTGCTTAACGAAGCTTTCCTTGAGAGATTTGCTTTGACATTTGAGCAAGAGTATCCTACACCTGCTACTGAGACCAAGATCCTTCTTCGTGTTGCTGCATCTCTTGGTAAGCATGATGAAGAGTTCTGCACTAATCTTGCTAACTGGGCAGACATCATCCGTAGGACTTTCAAGGATGGTGGTATCGATGAAGTGATTTCTACTCGTCGTCTTGTTCACATCATGAGAGCATATGCTATCTGGAACAATCGTATGAAAGCGATCAAGGTCTGTGTCAATCGTTTCGATGAAGAGACTAAGCAATCTTTCATTGAATTGTATGATAAGATCGATGCTGACGTAAACACTACTGAGGAAGAATCAGATGAGCAACAAACCGTTTGATGGATATCTAGGACACATCCTCCGTCTTAAGGACGGCAGGAGTGTCCGTATCATCGGGGATGGTGGTGAAGAATGGAAGGCAACACATAAAATAAATGTTGTTGACCTTGACGGAAACGAATTTCAATGTTATCATGGAGACATTGATCATGTATGGAGTGAAAATTGAAGTACAATGAAAACGAGATCCTTAAAGAGATCTCAGATTATATCAGTAGTACCTACAGTGCTCACTACAGTAAGAATGGGATTCAAACATTAGATCTCATTGATTCTGTTGGTGATGCTGAAGCATTCTGTAGGTCTAACATTTTGAAATATGCTTCACGTTATGATAGGAAGGGTACAGCACGTAAGGACATCATTAAGATTGCCCATTACGCTATTCTCCTTTGTCACTTTAGTGATAAACAAGCTAAGGCAGACCAGATTAACGCCAACAACCCTACATCCTTTTCAGTAGATTATGACAAGTAAAGTAACACTTTCTAGAAAAACACTTGATGTCCTCAAAAACTTCAGCACAATCAATTCGTCCATCGTATTCCGACAAGGAAGCACAGTACGAACTATTAGCAATGCGGAAAACATTCTGGCGAAATTCACTGGCGAAGAAGTATTTCCTTCTGACTTCGCAATATATGATCTCAGTCAGTTTCTTAGCGGTATCAGTTTGTTCAATGATCCTCAACTGGAATTTACCAGTGGCGATTTTGTTAACATCCGTGGGGGTCGTCAGTCTG